ATCAAGCCAGCTGCGCATTGCGCATAGCCTCGGCGAAGCAGATTCCATGCGATGCAACGATGGCCCAGCCAACGCTGCTCGTAGTAGTCGGCGATGTGCTGACATGCGATCGGCTTGATCTTCTTCATTGGTTCCAGCCCTATTCGACCGGGCTGTAGCAGGACGGAATGCCACTGCAGCCAGTGGTGTCCTGCGAGTAGTGGTAGTTGTTGCGGCTGCTTGCACAGCCAGCGCACATGAGTGCGACAGCCAGGATGATGATCTTGGTCATTGGTTCAGGTCCTTGTGGGGTTGAATGTTGAGCTGCTTTGCGGCGTCTTCGTCCCGCTCGTTCAGCCACTCGCGGTAGAGATTCCAGCCCGTTCTCACGAGCCAGAACTTCAATGCGAAGAGCATGAGGCCCGCGATGATCATAGGATCAGCAGCCCTCCTGACAGACGATCGACTGATGATGAGCGCTGCGCTCATAGAGAGCACAGACGCCCATGACAGCGCCGATGGTGATGAACGAGATCAGCAGCATGCTGACGGCGACAGCCTTGACCTCGGACCAGTCGATCCGGTCCTCGATCATCGGCTCTGGCTCGGTGCGCAGGATGTAATCCTGATGAGCCACGAAGAGCTCATCGAGCTCGTAGTCGAGTGGCGCCTTACGAGGCATTGCTCATCTCCCAGACTGGGACGAGCCTGCCATCACGGCCGATGAACTGGTCATCGTTCATGAAGTGATCGAACTGATCGTCGACCATGGCATGCGAGCCATAAGCCTGATGGTTGAGCTGAGCGATTGGATCGCTCGAATAATGCGTGACCTCATAGTCGAACGAGGTCGATTGGTCCTTGCGGCCCATTGGTATTCTCCTCACGATGTGATGATTGGTGATGCGCCAGAACCGTTGGTCTGTCGTCACAGTTAATTGTGGATTACCTCGATAATTTGAATATACTATCGAGATAATGGTGTGACCCAGCGCCGAAGCGCTGAGTCTTAGAGCTCCATTAGGAGGCGAAGAGCGCCTCCAGAGCTGCATGATTGTCATTGAACAGCTTGGTGAGAACCGGATCCGATCCGATTTCCCTATGGAGCTGATGCTCCTTGCGGGCTTGCTCGACAGACGATTCGAGCAACAGGTTCTTGCGGTAGTTGTGACGAGCTACCTTTGATGCGTCAGCCTGACGGATGCGAGCATCCTCGACATATGTGTCAAGCATGTCCAACCCAGCAGCTGCTGTGGTTATGGTACGCTGAGCTGTATGAGCCAGCGTTTGCACGGTCGACAGGATCGACGTGGCAGTAGCGTTAGATGCACTGAGAACGGTAGCCATGATATGCTCCTATGTTAGGATGAAAGATCCAGAAGGCGCGAAGCGCCATGAACACAGGGGGTGGTGAGTATGGGTGTAGGGTGTAAGCACCGGGGGGGGTATTTAAATCTGACAGGGTCAGCCCCGGTGTAACACTGCTACGAGACCTGATTATCACAAAATGGCTACTGCGAAAATCCTATATAATATTATCCACATAATCGCACAAACGGAACCAAGATAATGAGCCAGAGAAAACAGGCTAATGATTATCTATTAAATCTCCTTAAAAAATAGCGAGAGATTTTCCCTTAATGATTTTCAAATCACTGAGGTAATTATTATCTAATTAATATTATGTTGATTTTGATTCCCCCCTTATCTTAAATACTCCTCCTCCTTCTCTTTCTTCTTATATATAAGAAGGAAAAGCTGGAGCCCTCGGGGGGTGTCCTACAGGACAGGGGTCCTGTAACAAATGAAAAGGGGGCCTGGCAAGCCCCCTCTCTCACTTTTTCCAGATGTCTATCGTTTTTTAATGGAGCAGGGGACAGACCCAGGATCCGTCGGCCACGTCGATCTCGTACCAGCCCAGGTCGGCCGAGCCGGCGAGGAGGGTAGTCGCATCGAACATGATCTCGGTCGGGTTGCCGTCTTTGTCGAGCATCATGGCCACCGGGAGCACGAGGCCATTGTCGAGGCCCACGGTCATATCCTCTGGCTCATCTCCCAGGATCTCGTGAACTTCCTCGTCTGTGAGGTCGAGCAGCTGGACCTTGGGCATCAGTAGACGTCCCGGACCAGAAGCCACACCAGGATGGCCGCGTCGATCGCGAGGCCGGTATATAAGACAATATCCGTCATAAAAATCCCTCTTGCATTATCTACCTAATGGTGATCTAAAATCTACCGTCCGATTATTAGATAACCACTTTTGGATATGCAAGGAAAATATTATGAACGCGAATGTCACTGAGCAGGAGCTGATCGACGGCGCCCGCGGCGAACGGGTTACCCTCGCCGACGTCGAAGCAGCCATCATCTCCGAGCACTTCTTCACCGCAAGGCAGGGCGCGCGAGCCGCTGCCCTTGATGCGGCAGTTGAGAACGGGCAGATCCCGGATACCTCGTTCCTTAGCGAGGACCTCGGTCTCCTGACTATCTGTGTGCTGCGCCTGTGGAACGGCTTCACCGTTCTGGGTCAAAGCGCGTGCGCCGACCCGAAGAACTTCGACCCGGTCATCGGCAAGCGCCTGGCCAAGATCGACGCCGTCGGGAAGATGTGGGCGCTGATGGGCTACGAGCTCAAGTCGAGGATGGCCCGCGACGAACGCCTGGTCGGCGGTGCTCTGGTCGATCCTCAACCAGGCTTCCAGGCTTACATCGGAACCAAGGTGATCAACGCCACCCCGGCGACCCGCCTCGGCTACAACCAGCTCCGTGGCTGGAAGATGCCGCCGGACGAGAACCCGAACGACGACGGCTACATCGTCGAATACACCGACCGCATCGTCGAGAACCCTCCCCATGTCCCCGGCTTCAAGGGCTATGTCAGCTGGTCCCCCAAGGAAGTGTTCGAGCGAGCCTACCGGCCCGTGCGCACGGCCAAGGCGCAGCCGGCGGCCGTAAGCGCGGAAGGGACCGGGACGGCGAGCAAAGAGACCCGGCTTGGCGAGATCGTCCTTCGTGAAGGTCCCGATGGGAAGTCTCTCCGCATGAAGCTCCGATACAAAGACCAGCCGATTGGCTGTTTCCGGGAGATCGTGCCGGAGGATGATCACCTCGACGACAACCTCCTCTTCCTCATGAACGACATGACCCGTTTCATGAACAAGGGTTGTGGCGCCGAGACCCACACCAACGACGAGACCTGGCAGGGCCGAGCCAAGCGCGAGCTGGCTGCGCTGACCGTCCGCTTTGAGAAGCTCGAAATCTTCCTCCGCACCGATGCCTTCAACCGTCTGCCGTCTGTCGACCGCCGGGATCTGTACCAGCAGGTCAATGCGATGGAGCTCTACAAGCATCACCTGTCGCGGCGCCTGGCTCGCCAGGAAGCGCTTGAGCTCGTGTCCGGCCAACGGGCCGACCAGCAGAAGGCACAGGCCCAGCAATTCCAGAACCTGGCGAGGGACTGATGGGACTCGAAGATCTCATGATCCCCTGGTTGCGGAAGCGTGCCTGGTTCCTCGCTGCCGTTGTCATCGGCTTGCTCATCTATCGGTGGCTGGCATGAGGATCGCGCTCGACTACGACATGACCTACTCGGTGGATCCTGAGCTGTTCCAGGCCTTCGGCAGGGCAGCCAAGCGCCGAGGCCACGACGTCCGCATCGTGACAGCTCGGGATGATCGTTTCGACCGGACGGCTCCTCTGATTGAAGCAGAGCGTCACTTCCCGGTCATCTACTGCCGCGGCTCCGCGAAGAAGTGGTTCTGCGATCACTTCGGTGAGGGCTTCATCCCCGACGTCTGGATCGACGACAAGCCGGAAAGCATCACGGCCAACTCGACCACGAGTGTCGAGAAGCTGGCTGAATGGCGGAAGACTCGGGAGGAGGCCTGAAACGAACGAGGCCGAGAGCGTCCAAACGGAGGGACAAAACGCTCTCGGCCTCTAGACCCTCAACGGCGGAAACCCACAAAACGCCGGAGGGGATTACAAAAGATAATCAGAAATTGATTTTAAAAATCGCTTAGAACGAATATGCTATTATGATTACCATAAAAATAATTGCGTGCAAGGAAATAAAATGACCAAGTCGCTTTTTGATAATCCGCCGCTGACGCCGGCCCCGGCGACCAAGGCACCCGATATTGTCGATGTTCTGAAGGGAGGCGGGTATGAGATCGCCTTTGACATCCCCGCCGCGGCAGCCCCGCAGGCTGCGCCCTTGCCGCCCGCCCCTCCGGTCCCGGTGTCTCCCTCACTGGTTCCCCTGACGGAAGATGACGTCAAGCGCGCATTGCCGACGCACCTTCGGGCATCGGTCACCCCGAACCTGGTTCAAACGCTGAACCAGATCTCGGCCGATCCGCTCATTGCCGAGAACATCCGCGACAACTTCATCAGCTACACGGCCGTGCTGAAGGAAGGGAAATTCAAGACCGAGGATTACCTCAGCGCGGTGACCTACGTGTCGTTCAAGCTGATGGGGCACAACAACGAGGACGCCTACGCCAAGACGTTCCCGGCCAGGTATTCGCTCCTGCTCGCCAAGGGCGCCTCTAAGAAAGACATCTCGGCCTACGTGTCGGCCTTCGCCCGGGGCAAGCTGGTCAACCTGGTCATGGAGCAATCCCTGGTTCCGACCTGGGTGCTCAACCAGGACATCCACCAGAAGGCGATCAACCAGCTCGCCACGCTGATGATGAACGCCAACTCCGAGAAGGTCCAGGCCGAGGCGGCGATCGGTTTGCTGACTCATCTGAAGAAGCCCGAGCCCAAGGCCGGCTTCCAGATCAACCTCAACCAGGCCGAGAACTCGGGCATGAAAGACATGCGTGAGATGATCGAGAAGCTCGCCGGCACCCAGCGCGAAATGATCGAGCAGGGTCGGATGAAGACCATCGACGTCGCCGGCGCCCGCCTCATCAACAAGGAAGAGGCGACCGATGTCGAATAGGCTGGAGCTCTCCGATCGCGTCATCATCAAGAAGACACTCGACGAGTGGCTCGACGAGGTCGACTACGGTGCGCTCAACGCCGGGTACTATATCCCGTCGGAGTTCAGCCTTGTCTTCATGAACTTCATCAAGCTCGTGAATGGCGCCGAGGGCGAGAGCCATAAGACGCCGGCCGTCCATCTGAAGATGCTCGACAAGCTGGCCAGCGGAACAGCGAAACAAATCGCGAACCTCTGCTTCCGCGGCGCGGCCAAGACCACACTGTTCTTTGAGTACCTGGCGCCATTCATCGCCGTGTTCGGATACCTGCCAGGCCTGGGTCCGCTCGACAGCATGATCTACGTGTCCGACTCGATGGACAACGGCGTCAAGTCGGCCAGGAAGAACCTGGAGTTCCGCTACCACAACAGCGAGTTCCTGCAGGAGTGGCTGCCCGAGGCGACCTTCACCGACCAGTATATCGAGTTCACCAACAAGGAAGGCAAACGCTTCGGCATCAAGATGTTCGGTGCCAAGACCGGCATCCGCGGCACCAAGATTTTCGGCAAGCGACCCAAGCTCGCGGTGCTCGACGATCTCGTGTCCGACGACGACGCCAAGTCGAAAGCCTCCATGCAGTCGATCAAGGACACGGTCCACAAAGGCATCAACTACGCTCTCGATCCCGTCCGCCGGCTGACCATCTTCAACGGCACGCCATTCAACCTGGAAGACATCCTGATCGAGGCGGTCGAGTCCGGCGCCTGGGACGTCAACGTCTGGCCGGTGTGCGAGCGCTTCCCCTGTTCGCGCGAAGAGTTCGTCGGCGCCTGGGACGATCGCTTCACCTACGACTTCATCGTCGAGCAGTACGAGAACGCGGTCCTCAACGGCAAGGTCGAGGGCTTCATGCAGGAGCTGATGCTGCGCATCTCCTCCGACGAAGAGCGCCTGGTCCAGGACAAGGAGATCCGGGAATACTCGCGCATCCAGCTGATGGAGCGATCGAGCCAGTTCAACTTCTATATCACCACGGACTTCGCGACCTCCGACAAGCAGACGGCCGACTTCTCGGTCATCTCGGTCTGGGCCTACAATTCCAATGGCGACTGGTTCTGGGTCGACGGCTTCTGCGAGCGCACGACGATGGACATCTCGATCAACGAGCTGTTCCGCCTGGTTCAGAAGTACAAGCCACAGGGCGTGGGCGTCGAGGTCTCGGGCCAGCAGAAGGCCTTCATCAAGTGGCTGCAGGGCGAGATGCTGACCAGGAACATCTGGTTCAACTTCGCCTCGTCGGAAAAGAACGGCGACCCGGGCATCCGCCCGGTGATCAACAAGCTCGCCCGCTTCAACCTGGTCGTTCCGCTTTTCAAGGCCGGCAAGATGTATTTCCCCACCGAGATGAAAGCCTCGAAAATCCTCGGGCATTTTTATTCGCAAATCAGAATGGCCACCAAAAATGGCCTGAAAGGAAAAGACGACTGCATCGATACGATTTCCATGTTAATGTATTTGAACGCATGGAAACCAAGCGAGCAGGCGCCCATGATGGGCCACAACGGTGGCCCTGACTGGAACGCGGACGAAGATAACGGCCCACCGCCGTCCGCGCTCGAATCCTATGTCGTCTGATCCCATTTGATTATATTGGTTTTCTAGGATTATTAATAATGAAAATCGTTGACCTGTTCCGTCAGCTCTCGTTCGGAGAGCTCTCCAACCTGGCGATCTCCAACTCCGGCTCGGGCCAGATCGTCGAGGAGAAGCAGCCGCAGCTGATCCACTACACCAATGATGCGCTGCTGGCGCTCTACTCGCGCTTCCTGCTGAGCGAGAAGGATCTCGTCATCGAGATGGCGAACCAGATCACCAACTACCACCTGATCCGCCGATACACGGAAACCTCGGGCTCCGACACCGACTGGCCCTACATCAAGGACCTGCCGGACGATCCCTATGAGGAGGATCTCATCAAGATCCTGGAGGTGTGGGACACGAGCGGTTGCCAGCTGCCGCTGAACGACAAGGAAGATCCGCGGTCTTTGTTCACGCCGTACCCGAACATCCTGCAGGTGCCGGCCCCGGTGGGTGGACTGGAGCTCGCTGTCGTCTACCAAGCGAGCCACAAGAAGCTCGACGATCGTCTCTCCGGGCCGAACCCTTTGATCGACCAGGATATCGAGCTGCCGATTTACCTTGAAAATCCCCTGAGATTATTTGTCGCCCATAAAGTATTTTCTCATATGAATGGGCAAGAAAATATTGTAAAAAGTCAGGAGTATCTCGGCGCCTACGAAGCGGCCTGCCTCGACATCGAGCAGCGCGATCTGGTGAACCAGACTTTCTCCACATCGCACCACAAGCTCGAAGACAGAGGTTTCGCCTGATGGGTCTCAATCCTTTCACTGGCTCGAACGGCAACGAAGCGCAGCTCGTCGATAAGATGATCGGCACTGCCTACAAGACCGTGCGCAACGTCGCCGAGAACATCGAATATGTGAAGCACGTCTCGGCCCACATGCCGGCGGTGTTCCTGCTTGCCAATTCGATGGACACGATCGAGGCGCTGGCAGGACAGGTCGATGTGTTCGACCAGCTCGATCCGCTTCTGAACAATATCGACGACGTGATCGCTGTTGTCGGCAACATCGCTGATATCGTGACGGTTGCTGGTCTTGCTGCCGACATCAGTGCGCTGCCCGCGCAAGTCACGGCGGTTCACGCCGATGCCCTTGCCGTTGCGAACGACAAGGCCGCCACCCATGCCGACAAGCTGGCTGCAGACGCTTCGGCTGCGGCTGCCGCGGTATCTGCGGCCGACGCTGCCGCTATTGCTACTGGCAGCTTGTCCGGTGCGTTATCAGGCGCACCTCTCAAGACTGCACTCGTCGACGCCGATCCGTTCATGATCGTCGATACGGAAGCCGGTAACACACTGGCCAAGACCACCTGGTCTGCCATCAAGACCCGGATGAAGGCGTTCACCGATACGCTCTATGCCACAGTCGGCCATGTCCACACTTTCGCATCTTTGACGTCGAAGCCGACGACGCTTGCCGGTTACGGGATCACTGACGGCATCTCGGCCGGAGAGCGTGCGAAGCTCGGCAATATCAGCGTCACTGGTGCTGTGGATCTCGACGACCTCAAGACCAAGGTCCTCGGCCTCGACCAGGCCATCATCCTCAAGGGAACCTGGGACGCTTCTGCTGGCACCTTCCCAGGCGCTGGCGTTGCTCAGGCGGGTTGGACGTACATCGTCTCGACTGGCGGCACGGTCAATGGCCAGGTGTTCACCAACGGCGATCGTATCGTTGCCATCGTCGACAATGCCTCGACCACGACCTTTGCGGCCAACTGGTTCAAGGAAGACTACACCGACGCCGTGCTCTCGGTGAACGGCGCCACCGGTGCCGTGGCGATCGAGGCGTTGATCCATGCCGCCACCTCCAAGGCTACCCCCGTGGATGCCGACGAGTTTGGGGGCACCGACAGTGCCGCCTCCTTCGGGTTGAGGAGGTTCACCTGGGCGAACATCAAGGCGACCTTGGTTGCCACCGGTCTTTCCTGGTCGGTAAACCAGTCGTTCAACGGCGGCTTGACCGTAAACGGTTCCACGGGCCAGGCCATCGGCAATGCTGGTGGGCCGGCTAACTCATCGACCCTACTCTATGGCCATGCGGCGTCAGGCGCTGGAAACGCAGCGTTCATCACGCTCGACCGGCCAGGCTCTTTCGCTGCGAATTTCGGCATCGACACGGACAACAAGTGGAAGGTTGGTGGCTTCTCCATGGGCGCCAATGCCTACGAGCTGCTGCACATGGGTAACATCACGACGCTCCTGGACACCCGTTTCCAGGCGA